CAGTCCTGATCCGCTGTGCGGGCCATGATGACGTCGCAGTCGTAAGCCTTCAGGTAATCCCTACAGGCAAGTGCGGTTTTCAGCGTCAATGCTTTTTCAATGTAACCTCCCGCGCACGCGCCGGGATCGCTGCCACCGTGCCCGGCGGCGACATAGATTGTTGGTTTTGCCATGTTGATCGCTCCTTTTAATGTTTTGTAGGATAATAGATAAGGCCACGACGGTAATCGCCACGGCCAGTATCAATATAGTGATGTACGCCGCAAGGTAAAGATGCGCCACTGCGGCTGCGGCCTGGCCGGTCATATCAATCCTCCACCCGGTAGGTGATATTTGCCCGGATATCATAATACTTTCCGGCGTTATTCGATGTATTATCAGCGAGCCATTGTACCGTGATTTCTGACTTGCCTGCGTCGATAGTCCCGGCCAATGCGGCGCTGCCACTAACCGGCGTATATGTCACAGGCACATTGCAATATACTTTTGCGGGATATGGTAGACCATATATTTTTGACACCCGTGCCGTCTGTGTTCCGGTAAAGACTACCTCCACGAAACAATAGGGCCCAATTTTACACCACGGCACATTCTTCGGGGACGTGTAAGTCCCATCGGCGAGGCCTGTCCACATGGAGCAGGTCCCGCTACTGCTTTCGGCGGCCTTTGCCAGCGCATCCTCAATCTTGTTCATATTGACCGCATTAACCGGCGTGCCAACCTGCACACCCTCAATGTGATCCTTCCACTGTGTTTTTTGGTAAGCCATAATCTACCTCCAATTATTCAAAATATGCTGTGCTGTCGCCGCAATTGAAATCACCGCAGAAATGATACCGGTAATCTCCCGGCGCACCGCCACACAGGATCGTGCCGCAGCGGATGATGTTAAAATCATCTGCTGTTTTGCCTTCGTACCGCTCTAAAAAGGTAAACGGCGCCTCCCAGCGGTTAAGGTCGCGATAGTCGACAACATCCCCGGCAGCCCAGGTCTTGCCCGCATACTCCAGCCCAAAGGCTTTTGCCAGCTCTCGGCAGCGATCCTCGATGCGCTGTAGATCTGCGGCGCTGTAAATCGACTGCACGGAAAACGGCGTGAAGCCATAGCCATAGCCCCACGCCGTACCGAATATTTTGCTGTATACGTCTGCAACCGTCTTACAATTTTGCAGGATTCGATTAAAGGCCAGAGCGTCGTTATTGCTTGCCTGGCCTCCCTGCACCAAATCAAACGTCTCTCCGTCGTCCGTTACATATAGGTCGGGATAGTCCCGGGGCGTCCAGCCCGTCTTAATATGCATCAGCCCTCACCTCCCAGATTGATCATCCAATCCGGCTGGCGGACCGTAGTGCGCATCGTGAGCGCCCCATCGTAATCGATCTCCTGCTTGATGATCACGCCGTTCAGAGGGCCGTATTTGCCCTCTACCGTGACCGGGTCACCCACTTGCAGGGACGCATCCCCACGCCAGTTGCAGGTGATGTCCGCCTTGCCGTAGGTCCGCCGGAGATACATACCCCAGGTGAGCCGATCGAGTATGCCGACCGGGATTGGATTGTCGACGGACATGCGGTTTTGCTCCTTGTTGACCACGCTGTCCTTTTCGGAGGTGCCGGAGCCTGTCTGATCCTCAATCTTTTTGCCGTACAGCCTGACCGTGACATTGTACTCATCCGGATCCGTAAACACAGCGTCCGTCCTGACAGTAATCCGGATTGCATAGGAGGTCGCTGAGACCAGTGTCACAACGAAGTCGCTTGCGTAGGGATGCTCCACTTCGCAGCGGGTGTATGCGACCGGCTCCTCCGTAATCGCCGTGTAAGTGACAGGCACGCCTTTGGCGGTCTGTATGGCAGCGGTAGCCGCAAGGATTTCTTCGCCCGTATCTTCATACCGGTGCCAGGTGTAATCAATGCCGCCGAGTTCCTCACGGGCCTCAATGGAGGGATGCTCGTAGGACTGATCCAACGGGATTGTGGAGACTGGCGTACGGGACATGGCGGTCAGCCGGGCATTGCCGTCCGCATCCACATACAGCAGCTTGTGCAGGTATTGCGATACATACCGCAGGCACTCCAGACGGTTTGTGCCTTTATCAAAGGCAGTCGGGGCCGATCCCGTAAAATCCGTCGCCGGGATCCACGGGCTAGCCCCAAGGCCGAGCACGAAATCCGCCAGGCTCTGGTTATGGAGATGGTCGAGGGAACGGGCGTTGGGCTTTGCTGCGCCCTGCAATTTGCCGAGGATATCCACGGCATGCAGCTCGCCTGTGCCGCCCTTGCTGGTGGCCGTGGGGCAGTAGTAGGTGCCAATCTTTGCATAGACGGGCTTATGCTGCCCGTCGGATACGCCAATCCAGACCGTGATCGTCTGGTTGGTTTGGATGCTACCAGATATGCCGTTGGGATTGGCAACGTCGAACATGCCCTGCGGATCGGGATAGGTCAGGGCGCATTCGCCGGTGGGGATGGATTGGTTTGTGGGGTCGCTCTCTGTGATCAAATTGCACGAGTAGAGGGTATCCCCGGTGGCCTCGAACAGCACGCCATTTGTGATCTCGCGGATGCGTGCCCGGTGGAAGGGGTGGCTCCACTTGCTGACGATAACTGTAACCGTATCGTAGGCGGCGCGGATACCGGTGATGTACACAATGGGCTGATCGTTGTTGCGGATGTGCCACTCCTGGTGGTAGGTCTCCGTGGACGAGGCACCATCAATGACGACGTCAAAATCTACGGCGTATTCGCCTGCCGTAGGATCAAAGCAGATGGTCAAAACGCTGATCGCACCGCCATTGCGGGTGCAGCTGAGTTTGACAGCATCCTTCGTAAACAAGCCGTCCTTATCGGACAGAGCATTGGAGAGATAGCCATAGACCTGCCCGGCCCAGCCGTTGACGAGCGCCCGACCATCAAGGGGCGTGCGGTTGTACTCTCCCGTGGCATAGAGACGGTATGGCGGGGATTTGTTCCATTGGATGGGCATGCAAAGGCTGTGCGCGGTGCCGTGGGCGTTGATGTCCGTCGGCCAACCGAGAGGGGCGAGCCGGACGACGAGGTCTGTGCGGCGTTCGGGGGCCGAGCTGTATGAGTGGAATTCTTGCGGGACGGTGAGCATAAGGAGTTCGCCTACCTTTCTATAAAGCTCCATTTGACGGTTTGATAGCCTTGCGGGATGTCGTTCCGATCCAGGCCGTTCACCTCCGTGGCAGTGATATCGGAGCCATAAAACTCTTTCGTTTTCTTTGTCATCGTGGTTGCGTCGTAGTAGTTCAGTTTAAAAAAGTTCTTCCCGGCGCCCATTTGCCGAAGCTGCGCGTACTCTCGCGTGGTCATGTACAGCCAGGTGCAGTTGATTTTCTCTTTCTCGGCTAGCAGTTCTTTGTTCAACAACGCGCCCTTGCCCACGGTGCGGCTGGCCTTGGTGACAACCTGCGTGACGGTGTGCTCGCAAGTAGATGGGACCTTCGGGAAGGCTCTACCGTCGATGGTATAGACCATAGCGTTACATCTCCTTATTGCTGGGGGTAAGCTTGACAACAATGTTGTCGGCGGCGGTAGTAATCAATTCATTAGTTACTACCGCTATTTCTTTGCCGGTTTCCTGGTCGTAAACGACCAGTTTTACGTAGCCATCGGATAAAACGTTCAAGATGTTCACCTCCTTTCGAGGCATAACAAAAGCGCCTACCTCAGTTGAGATAGACGCTTTCATTGTTCAGTTCAATCCACGCACCCGCATGGGGCGCGACCAATGCCGTATACAGGTGCGGTTTCCTCGGGCTGGTTTCAATCCGCAGGCGTTTGCCTGACAGCTACATTATACAGATGCCTGCACCTGATAGCAAGTGCGGGCGTTTGCTTATTTATTTACGCGATCTTCGCGCCGCGCTGCACGGCCATTTCTTTCACGACCGCGAGATAGATTTCGATGAGCTTTTTGTCGTCCGCGATCACATCAACCTTGTTGAGCTTGTCGCGCTTGGATTTGCAAATGCCCTCGTCCGCCATGCGGCGGCGCTTGTTGGTGAGGCGGGTTGCGAGGCTAACCCCGGCCCGCTCGTCGACCAACCCAAAGATTTCGGCCTGCACGTCGCGGATGTACTCATTCCCACCCATCGCCTGCGCGATCCTAACAATCAGCTTGCGGGCCTCCTCGCGCCATGATTGCGGGTTCAGGGCAACAACATCCTTGATATCGTCCACGCGCTGATTGACCTCTGCAATGGCCCTGTCCTGTTCCTTCTGGCGCATCTCCAAATTGATGAGGAGGCGAAGCTCCGGGGAGAGTTCGGAGAGATTCGTTTGTAGAGCCTTTGCCTTGAAGTAGGTTTCTACGAGCTGGTCATAGACCTCCCACGCCTTATCTGTGTTGAGCGACTTCGCATGGAGCAGAGCGCCTTTTTCTGTCCAGAGGTAGACTTTGTTGAGGTTCGGAGCAAAACCGAAATTTTCGTTTTCGCGCTTGAAGGCTTTCAGTTCTTCGCCTTGCAAAAGGAAGTAATGCTTCCCTTCCATGTATCTGGCCTTGTTGTTGTTGAAGTTGTCTGTAATGGTACGTTCGGCAGTCTCGTAACTCTCCGCCAACTGGCTCGTGAGAAGAACACGCTGGTCGTTGTGTTCAATTGGGGTTAATTGATTCATGATGCATACTCCTTTGCTATCATAATGTACGCCCATGCGAGGGCGTCATATTGTTTTTGTACCGGTTCGGGTTGCTGTGCTGGCTGCGGCGCGTCGAACAGATCCGCGAGCGGGACGTGCAGCGCGTCCGCGATGGCCAGTAATGTGCTAACTCTGGAATCTGTTTTACCAGTTTCAACATCACAAAGCGTTGATTTGTCGATGCCGGATTCTTCGGCCAGCATACGTAGGGACATGCCTTTTGATTGCCGGATTTCTTTGATTCTTGTCTGCATAATAAAAATACCTCCCCATATTTGACAGCCGAAGCGGAAAGGTATATAATATATATACATCCCGCTTCGGCGGTGTTTAGCTCTTTGCATCAAGCTTTCCACGGCGTGTGATGCAAGGGGCTTTCTTTATGCCACCTGAAACCTGCGGCATGTGACCGGGCGGCTGTACTGCGTGTACAGGTCGCCATGTGTGCGTTTGAATGCTGTGGAATCAAACCTCATGCTCGTTACAGGCTTCCAGCGAACCTTGAAAATATCCACAGTCATTTCCTCGGTTCCTCTGGCCTCCATCTCTTCCTTGATCTCGTTCTGGATCGCGGTGATCTCGGCCTCCAGCTCTTCCGCTTTGGCTTGAAGCTTTTTCAGCTTCCGCAGTTTGGCGCTCAATTCGTTTGTGCTCATGCTCGTTCTCCTTCCGTGTATTGGTGCAGCGGGAGCGGTTGGGCTTGCGCCAGCCTTTGCCTATTGCCGGGTATACGTTCGGCTCACATGGCTGCCCCGGTTCGCCTCGGTTGCCCCGCTGCTCGTTCAGGGTGGAGAGAACGGTCAAGTAATCTTCCCGACTATTGTTCACAGATCATGTTCATCCTCACGGGGATATTGACTTGACTTCGGTGCGGCATTGTCTTGCCGCCGTTCTCTCCTGACCTTGTGACTATAGTATACACCTAATACCAGTGTATGTCTATTGACTTTGTGCACTAAGTTTAGGTGTATAATTTGTGCATTTAGTACACTTGATTTTAGTGTATGCTTAATATATAATTTATATTGTGGAGATTTGGCGGTTTGCGTCCACAGAAAGGAGAATAGTATGCCTGTAATTTATAAGATTGATGTTTTATCTGCATTAAAAGAGCGTGGATTTAGTACCTACAAACTACGAAGGGACAAACTACTATCAGAAAGTACCATACAACTGCTGAGAAAGGGCGAACTCGTATCTTGGGAGAACATTTCACGGATTTGCGAAATGCTTGATTGCCAACCGGGCGACCTATTAGAGCATGTATCGCAATGAACTTATAGGTGCGAACCCCGAGCGAACACGAAACCGCCGGGAGCTTCGCACCTGATTTTTAATTTTTTACTGTTACAGGCGTTTTGTATGTGTCGGATGCTTGCAAAATCCTGTAAAATATGCTGTAATAAAAGGGCAGAGACAGGCAAGCGATTGGCTGTGTTTGCTGTCGCTCTCCGCACGGAGGGCGTGGATTGAAATTATGCATTTAGTATATCGCAAAATGGGCGCGATGTGTCGCTCTCCGCACGGAGGGCGTGGATTGAAATCGGACGCACCCACACTGCGTTTTTGTTGCAGGCCGGGTCGCTCTCCGCACGGAGGGCGTGGATTGAAATGCCAAACTTAGCGAATAGCTTTGAAGGGGAGTGAAGTCGCTCTCCGCACGGAGGGCGTGGATTGAAATGCGGACTGCGCTTTTCCGCTCATATCCTCAATAGGTCGCTCTCCGCACGGAGGGCGTGGATTGAAATGGCTACGAACCAAATACTCTGTCCGGTTTAACCGGTCGCTCTCCATGTGGGGAGCGTGGGTTGAAATGTATATTCCAAAATATTATTTGGCTTTGGTCAAGTCGCCCTCCGCGAGGGGCGTGGATTAAAATCCTTTGCGGTAGGCCGGTATAGGTATTCCGTAATGTCGCTCCCTTCGCGGGTGCGTGGATTGAAATGCCGCATGTGGCGCTGCGTTCAATCTCCTTGTTAGTCGCTCTCCGCACGGAGGGCGTGGATTGAAACAAACATTTTATGGGCGGATTAAGCCCGATGGCGAGTCGCTCTCCGCGAGGGGAGCGTGGATTGAAACATCAACAATTTGGAAACCCTTAAAAAGGTCGCTCCCTGCGTGGGGGCGTGGGTTGAAATTGGAATGCGTCAGTGAGGCCTTGCGCCGCCTGTTTGTCGCTCCCTTCGCGGGAGCGTGGATTGAAATAAGCACTTCATGGGCGGGCTGTCGCCCGTCGCTAAGTCGGGCCTCACGCAGGGCCTATGGGTTGAAATAACAAAATAGGGAAGGACGCCAGTAACGGCTTCACTGTCGCTCTCCATGTGGAGCCTGTGCATCACTCTAAATGGGAGGGATCGGATGCAAACTACTTTTATTCTCCTGTGCTTCGCAAGTTTACTAGCTTGTGTAGTTAGTCTTGTCCTTGCGTTGATTTGGCGATTGCGACGAGAACCGTTCAAAAGACCGCTTCTCGTCGCCGCGATTGCATTAGTTTTGTCAGTCGTCGGGTTTGCGGGCGCACAGGTAGCGGGCGGAAGTTCCGTCCGAGACGCAATAGGTATATTGATATTTGTAGCAGGCATTTTAGGCGCTCCAGTGTGCGGCATCTTGCTCATTGTCGCCTTGATACGTCGGCAAAGGCGACGTTTTACTGTGATTGCGACTGCTGTAAGCATAGCTGTCCTTTTCCTGGGGATTAAACTCATGCCGCGCATGACCCCCGAAGAGTTGGCCGCTCACAACGCGGAGCAACTGGCCAAAAAAACAACTCAATCGCAGCCAGTACCAACGCCTAAAGCATCTCCTACCGCGGCTGAGACAACACGGCCCCAGATAACACAGCCCCAGACAGCGACAACCATAGCAGATCAAGAACTAAAATTATTGGTGTCGAAAATGAACCTATCGACCACAGAGGCAGAGCATGTTAAAAACACGTTGCATAGCATTGGTCTATCGCCTCTGGCCTCGTGCACGCCCGAAAAGGGTATCACAGGCGCATACACAGTTACGTGCAATAACGCCTCCGCGACGGTCATTGTTGAGGCTGGCCGCGTTAAGTATTGCTATTCGGGCGACGTCACGCTATACGATACATCTGATGGTGGGAAAAAGGCAAACATACAAGACTACGCTATTGAACCATCAAAAAAAGCGTATTATATATCCTATGCTCAGGATTACGTTAAGCAGGAGCTGAAATCTCCTTCGACCGCCGAATTTCCCGGTACATTCTGGGGAGTAGATGATTATGCCGTAACCCGTTACAAAGACACTATAACCGTGCGGTCGTATGTGGATTCCCAAAACGGTTTTGGCGCGACGGTACGAAGTAATTTTATAGTACAGTTAGATTATTCTGATTGTTCGTGCAAGTATCTTGAAATTGATGGTTCGGTTCTATACAAAGAATAAAAACTAAACCGTTCCTCCCTACCGCCGTGGCAGGGAGGATTTTTTTATCGAATCCCCAGGGGTTTGCCGGATCGAATTAATTCTTGCCGTACCGGCTCTGCAATGGCTCTGCCGACTGCCTTGCCGTCAAGCTCAACCGACAGGTCTGATATTTTACTGTCGTCAATAGCATCACGGACGGCGCGATATACCGTATCATAATCGCTACCACCCGCATCTCTGACGGCCTTGTATGTTTGCTGATACAATGTGCTCTCTGGTGACACGATCTCGCGCTCACGCCTATTGTCGCCTAGAACGCCGACAAACGGATCGTTAGGCTCTATTACTCCCCCAAGCGCTAATTTGGGCAGTTTTGGAGCTGTCCATTGCGGGAGCAATGCTTTGGGCTGGCCAAGGGTTACTGAATTGTAACCTTCAATTATTTTATTGACGCCCCCTATTACGCCATTCACCAGTGATTCAAACTTTGCAATTATGCCGTTTAGGACATCTACGATGGATGAGACAGCGGATTTAACCCCGCTGACAATTCCGTTCTTCATATTTGTGCCTAGCTCTTTCCACTTTTCAACCGTAAACCACGGCTTGACGCTAAAGTTCCACCACCCGGCAATCTTATCTCCCCAGACGCGTTTAAATTCATCAAGCTTGTTTCTAATTCCAGTTACAATATTATCGTAGACCTCCTTCCACTTTTCAACCGTAAACCAAGGCTTTACGTCATTGTTCCACCATTCGGGGATTTTTGTTTTCCAGACTTCCCTGACCTTATTCACTGCGTTTCCGATAGCTACCCCAGCGTTAAACCGTACCCATTCCCATTTTTCAGAGGTAAACCAAGGCTTTACGTCATTGTTCCACCATTCGGAGATTTTGACTTTCCATGTACTCACAAACTCTGAGATTTTATCTCGCCAGTAATCTACCCAGTCTTTTATGGCTGCTTTAACCTCGGAAAACGTGTCACCAAGTATTCGAAGCTCCTCTTTCGCCCTATCAATTTTGTTATCCCACACGAGATTTTTAAAATGTTCCCATGCGTCGGCAAAATCACCCTGTAACAGCGCGGAGACTAGACCAATCACATCCTCTAAATCCTTGAACTTCTTCTCTACGGAGTTTAAAAACAACTCGTATGCCATGCCACCTAAACTGGCTGTAATGCTGGCGAGTAGTTCACACCATTTTTCGATCGGCGGGACTAGCTTCTTGACGATCTCGATAAAGTCCTGATAGATTTTTGAGTTCTCAATCCTTTTGACTAGTTCGCCCCATTTGTAAGTAATTTTTTCTATCTGCTGCCTTACCTTGGGAGCGATAGCGTCCACAAATGGCTTGATCACCACATCGTACACGACCAGACACGTATCCTTAATCCTGTCCATGATCGTCACGATGGGTTTCAGCTTTTCTCTTATCTCTTCCGCCCTTGCCGTAATCCTCGGATCAATCACATTATCCGCATTGGATAGAGCACTATTGATCGGGCTTCCCACGCTCATACCACCGGTGTTTCCCGCGGTATCGCTGCCGCCGCTGTCGCTTGTGTCGGCCTTCTCGATGACGTTCAACTCGTCGATGCCGAGGAGCTGACCTTTCAGTTCTTTGGCCTTCTTTGTGGCCTTCTCAAGCCCCGCAGAGGCCGTCTGTGTGCTCGTGGCAAGCTGCTTGATGGGCGTGGGCTTGATGCCAAACAGCACGGCCATGACCTGCCCCGCTCGGGTGGCAAGCACAGTCATCTTTTCTGCCAGGGCAGTCAGATAGGGCAACGCCGCCTGCAATGCCGGGGCGAAGATCGAGCCGAGGGCGCTGGAGAGCTGCTTTGTCTGCGCTTTCAGCGCCGCCTGCGCACCGGCGAAGGTGGAGGCATAGCGGGCCGCGTCTCCCGTCTGGAAGGCGGTTTCCCGCATGAGGCCCTCTACTGTGGCAAGGCGTTTTTCAGCTGCTGTGAGGCTCCCCACGCCCTTCCCAATGGACGCGGCATATTCTTCCCAGATGACGGAGAGGTTCTTTGTAACGCCAGCATTATCGACCAGTACGCTGTTTTCTTGTTTGATGCCTTCTGTGGCTCCCCGGACCGCTTCGCCCATTGTCAGGGAACCCTGCCGGGCAAAGGCCGCCGAATCCTTCAGGTTTTGCAGGATGCTTTGTGTCTGGTCATCCGCATAACCGGCAGAGGATAGATTCTTGTAAGCTGTGTAGGCGTCCGCCAGGGGGATCAGGCCGTCCTTTGTGTATTCCTGCAACCAAGCCTTCGCCTGCGATACGTCCTTGCCCTGGGCGGCGAGGATGCTTTCCAGGCCAACCTGCGCCGCCTGGGTTTCGGCGTAGGAATCCGTCAGTTTCTTCACGGCCTTTGTGACGGCCGTAATTGCAGCAACAGCCGCACCGGTTTTCAGGGCTTTCAATGCGCCTGAAAGCTTGTGCGTACCTGCGCTGCCTGCTTCCGCCCGGTCCTTGAGCTTCGCGCAGGCGTTGGACAGCTTGTCGGTGCCCTTTCCAGCCTTCGTCGCATTTGCGCCAAGGTTGTCACACTTCTTGATCAGGTTGTTGATCTTCGCATCGATCTTTTCCATCTTGACGGAGATTACAACCTGCAATTCTTCTACGGTCAATGGCTTTCACCACCCCTCATTTTCGCATTTTTCACGGCACTGTAGGATGCCATACGGGCTTTCATCACACGCCAATCCGTCTGCTGCTCCTGCGGTGGCTGGAACAAGCCGGGAAAAGCTTCGTGCAGGGGCGGGTAATGCTTCGGATCATGTGCAGCAAATGCGATCAGATTGCCGAGCTTCCAGAGCATCGTAGCCTGCAGCTTCGTTTGTTCCTGCTGGCGTTTGAGCCGGGCATTGATCACCTGCTCAACTTCGCCGATGCTCATGCCCCAAAATTCATCAGGCGCAAGCCCTGCATCCAGCGCTTGCGGATACAGGGCTTCAATCAATTCCGTTGCGGTGCGGTAGATTACTCCGTTTCCTCCTGCTTTTTCTCCATCTCCTGCAGATCCTCCTGCGTAAAAAAACCGCTGACCTTCATGATTTCGAGGAGGAGGTCTGCTTTTTCGCTGATCGTGTAGCCTGCGTCCTCCAGCTTGTCGATGAGATCATAGACCTTCTGGATGGTCATGTTGTGATGATATTTCTGGAGCGCTGCCCAAAGGATCACGGCAAAGGTTTCCGCCTTGGTGATATTCTCCGGGGCCTCTAAAAGAGAGAAGCCAAGGCGTTTTTCCGCCTCGATCTTGGACGCCGTGGTGAGCTTGAGCTTGTATTCGTGGCCGTCGGCGGCCAGAGTGTAAAATGCTGCCATCATTCATATTCTCCTTGTTTTTAACCGGCGTTGGAAACGTCGATTTCCTCAATTTCCGACGTTGGCGTGACGTTAGCTGTAAACTGCAATGCCTCGCCGATGCCTTTGCCGGGCACAGAAAGGGAGACCTTACCCTGCCACGCAAAACCCGAACCGTCAGGGAAGACCAGCTGAAAATATTGCGTAGTTTTCGCATCCTGAGCGGCTTTCAGCTTTGCGTAATTCGAGCTCTCACCCATGCCAGAGTACAGAAAATTGAAAGCCATATCTCCGGGATCCTTCAGGCCGGGGATGTAAGTGCGGGATGTGTTTTTCATGGTCGTGGTCTCAATCTTGTCAGGCGAGCCCATGAGGTCGGGAAAGTCCTGTAGATCGGGTACTTCCGTCAAAGCACTCGCTGAGGTCCCCATTTTTAAAATTGTTCCGATGGTGGAAAGCCCATTCATAAAATCAGCTCCTTATCTAACATAAAATTGTTTCGTTACGTTGTCATACGCGCCGCTGTACAGCAGCACAGAGCGGTATGCGGGGATTTCACCGGGAAGTATCTCCTCCAGGTGGTTTAATGTGCTGCGGGGGGTGCCAAGGGCGGCGAGCGCCGAATCAATCGATCGATCCAGCTCGTTGCGCCGCTCTGGTGTAGGAGACCAGACCTGTACCTGCACAGCCACGTTGGAGATGCGGTCTATCCCCGAGGAGGTCGACGTGCGCACTGAGTTATCCACCTGCTTGATGCTGCCCAGACCGTCGTCCAACACGCGAAAATCCTGCGGGAAGCCCACAGACCATTTTATGGCGGGCAGGGCCGCGGTTAGGATATCATAAATGGTTTGCTCCATGTCGATCATTTCATCGCCTCCTGGATGCCTTTGCGAAGTTCAATCTCCAGATGTTTTACGATACGGTCGCGATTATCGATCAATGCGGGATACAGGTACGGCTGCGCAAACTGGCCTTTCCAGTCCTCGCGATAACTCAAACTAAGGGGCGCCTTCGGTGGGGATGGAGAGGCTGCGCCCATCTGCCCAGTGCCGAACTCGACATACGGGGCGTATTCCACAACCGTACCGACCATGCCGACGTATTCACCTGAGGGCTGCCACGCAAAGCCCGTCTGGATGCTCTCGCGCAGATAACCGGTGTCAACCGGGCAGAGCAGCTTTGCGGCCGTCTGCACGGTCTTCGTGGCCTTCTCCACGCCTTTTTCCGTCGCTTGCTCCAGATCCCCGCCCAACGATTGCAGTTTTCGGCGCAAGCTGTCCAAGCCTTTGATTTCCACACTCATACGTCCACCGCCTTTAAAAGATACAGGGTGTATGCGTCAAACGGCTGCACACCGGCCACACGATAAAATTGCCTGTTGTGCCGGATGAAATGTCCTTCCTCGACCGGTGGCGGGAAGGATGCCGTCATCACCGCATCCCGGTTGACCGTGAGGCCCCACTCCTGTGCCTTTAGGTCGTCCGTCACAAGCATAACATTGACCTGATATCCGCCGGAGGGGGCATCTGCCGGCCGGGATGTGGGCGTCCCAAGCGAGCCGGAAACGGAAACAGGCAAGAAGTGCTCGACGGTTTTGTCCTGGAACACCCTTGCCTGCATGTCTTTGAACTTGTCGGGGATTTTCATGCTACCACAGCTTTCTGTAGGCGCACAGCACCTGCATTTCACTTTCTGTCAAGCCAGACGATGGAACGGCCTCCGCAGCATATGCTTGAAAGCTCACGGCCTGACCGTTGTCGGAAAGGCTTGACACGCGTTGCGCGGCCTCTGCTGTCCCAACACCCTGCCTGCGGAAACGGTCGGCGGCAATCTCCACAACGATGGTGGGCATGCCGCCGATCAATTCCCGCTGCCGGGTGAATCGGAGTGCCTTTTCCTCGGCTGAGCGCAGGAAAAAGCAAAGCTCCTCCCTTCCAGCGTTTTCGTAGCCAATCAGGGTATATAAATCCTCCAGCATGCGCTCATGCAGCTCGTCCATTACCCCACCAGCTTCACGAGCAACTGCGTATCTAGCTCCTTGATGCCATAGATGATATCGAAGGATACTGTGTCTGTTTTGGTGTCCATGTCATAGCCAAACACGACACGCACAGCCAGCCCGTTTGCGGATGCGATTGCCGCCTTGGAAGCGCCCATCGGAAGCTCCAGCTGTCGCGTAACCAGCGCCAGGCCGTTGCGATGGAAACCAAGGGAGTTGGTTTTGTTGATGAGCAGCGCGGCCTCCGCCGAAAGTGTTTTGTGAACCGGCTGATCAATCGCAACCTCGGCAACTGCGCCGGAGACCGCAGTCGCATCGGCAGCGAAACGATACATGTATCCATCAACGATAAAGCCATCGCCCTTTTTCACGGTAGCGGTAGCCGCTTTAACGTCAGACAGCGCCACTTTGCTTTCGCCTGCGGCGGCCGTGACTTTGTACTCGGTCGCGGTGCCAGCGGCATCAGCCAACGTATCCGGTGCGTTCTGGGACATATAGGTATCCATTGTGTAGATACGCCCCAACTCCGCCTCGCGTAGTGCTTGACTGTCGCCCGCATAGGACACCTTGGACATGTTATCCGTCATCGCATACCGGTATTTGTGCGTGGGATGCAGCACCAGCCTGCGATTTGGGATAGGCGCGGCGACCAGATCAAGTGCTTTCCCGATATCGCCGATATCCTTCAAATTGGTTGGGCTCGATGTTCCCGTGATTGTCTTCCCGGCCTTCGCGACGCCGACGGCCAGCAGGTCGCTGTCCACTGCCTGCGCGATTGCTTGCATTGCCGGGGTTACCACCTGGCTGGAGAAATCCTGGATATTAAGGGCCAGTTCCCGGGATGTTACATTGACCGTCACATCACGAAAACGGTCGAGCTTGACTTCCGTGCTACCCTCCGTCGCGTCCTGTGCTGACACGTGGCCAGTGAAGTTTTTGGCAATAAACTTCGCGGGCTTGCGGATGGTGATGGTGTCGCCCACCTTGACAAACTCTTTCGAGTAGTCCCGGTGGACAAGCCCTGACATAACCATACTGTTTTCCAGCACCATTAGTGCTTCGTTTGCAATGATGTCCGGGGTCAAAAATGTGTTGGGCATAAATCATACTCCTTTACTACTGATGTTTCTCACGCCATTTTTTGTAACCGGCGTAATCCTTGGGCGGTTCTCCCTCCGCCGGCGGCTCGTTTCCGCCGCCTGGATCTCCGCCCCCTATAATGTTGGTTTCGATGGCCTCGAAAAGATACGGCTCACTCTTTTTCAGCGCTTCGAGATCCAGCCCGTCAATCGTGCCGTCGTCCTGCAGTTTCAGTTTGCCGTAGTCCAAAAAGGCCTTGACAGCCTTTGTGCTACGGCCCTTCGCACCGATGATAGCAACATCCAGCGCATTGTCCAGCCGTAGCTTCGCGGTGTCAGCGTCATATTTCTTCTGCAGGGCGGCAAGATCGGCTGACAGCTTCTCCGGGTCTTTGCCATCGAATTTCTTAACAGCTTCCTGTAGATCCTTGATGGTCGTATTGGCGGTGGAGAGCTGGCTTTCCAGCCCTTTGAACTTTCCTTCGTCGACATAGCCGCCGTCCTTCAGGTCGACAAATTTTGCTTCAGTGTTTCCCTCTGCAGCCTTGGTGAGCTCTTCCAAGGTCATGCTGGGCTTGTCGCCGAACAGTTTGTTCAGGTATTCTTTCAGCGTCATATGGCCTCCTTATACATTACGCACCGGATTTAAACGACGTTTCGCTTATAAACGCGCGGGATCGTCTGCCGCGCGCGGCGCGCCCGGTATTTTTAAATCCCCGCCGGGGCGGGATAATTTTGAGTATTATAAAAGCCCACTTTCGCATACAAGTGCAAAAGCAGGCTTCATAATCAAGTTGTGATTACTGGTTGTTTAGAGAAACGGATGCATAGCAGCACCGGCCATTTTGCCAAGCGCCGCAGTCCGCTGGTCAATCTGGCTGCAGGCTTTTGGGGCTCTGAGATCCTCATCGTATTCCTGCACCCAGCGTTGATAGTGCGTCTCAGATTTACAGTTGTAAGGGCATTTCAAGCAGCGTCCCTCCAAAATGGCACAAAGAAAGAGAGGCCTACGTCCGCAAGCCTCCCTTATCCTTATTGCTCGATGATAAACTGATGGAGTTCCCGGATTGTCAAGTCAAGGGGCTCAATCCCTTTTTCCCGACAGTACGCGAGGATCTTCCGGTAATCGTAGTGCAGCGAACTAGGGAAGGAAGGGGAAACATAACCTCCCGCTTCTTCTGCCAATTCGTCCAATTTCAGCATATCTCTGATATCTTGTTCAGACATTCTATATCACTCCCCTGCAAAGGTATACTTCTCCAGTAGCTTTTGCGCTGCGACCTCATCAATCGCCAGCCGATATTTATGTGGCATACCGATAAACATAGCCCCAAATTTTTTGAGATAGTACTTCAATAATTCTTCGTTTTTCGCGTCCAAGAAAAGGAATCCGCCGTATCCGCGGTCAATTGATTCTTTGGCGGCCAGTGCAAACAGATGGCCTCCTACGCCTTCATACTGCTTCTTTGATCCCAAGTTGTGCGGGGCGCTTTCCGCAATATTAACGTACAGCGCCTTATCCCTCGGGAAATCAGTGACCGCAATTAATCCTTGTATCGTTTCGTCATTTTTTAAGGTTAGTTTGTAAATCTCTGATTTTTTCAAATCAGGACTGTTCCAATTAAAATTCCAACCTTTACGCTGTAGCCCAACAAGCTCAGACTGAACGGTTCTGCGGTATTCTGTATTAACGATCCGGCCGGAAGATTTCTCGATAAGGCAAGGCGTAAACTGATCGATCTCGATGTCAATTCCCATTTCATCACGTCCTGCTTGTATTATACCACTATTCTTCGGTTTTGTATAGTTTCCGGCCTTCCATTCCGCCCAGGAGAGATCCGCCGGGACGATTTTTGCTGCACCCGTCTTTGGGTCTCTTGCACGCCTTCTTAAGCCCTCCAGGCCAAGCTCATCAAAATATGCGACAGTCGTGCAGCGGTCATTCGGGTGCATCGGTGGATAATTGATCCCTTCTTTTGCTTCTTTGACCGGGAATACTTTTCCGTCCAGCCTGCCGCAGACAACACATGTGCGGCTGTCGAGCGTGGCGAGAAAGGCATACTTCTCGACCTCCGTCTCCTCATAGGAGTGGAGTTCCGCCGCGTTATACGCCCGGTTTGCCTCCGTGCGGATCAGCCGCGTCGCCGCATACTTCCCGGTATGCATCACGTCCTCAATCTGCTTCGCCATGCGCGGGATGCTTGCCCCGGAGATGATGCCAGACGTGATAACCTTCTCGGCCTCTTGGGCCAACAATTGCGTATTACGCCATACCCGCCTGCTGAAATGCGCCCCGCTCCACGCCTCGCCCAGAACGGTATGAATCGCCTCCTGCGGTAGCTGCGTGAAGGAAAACGCAAATCCAGTGCCAACCTGTGTATCAAAAATAGAACGGTAATAGGTGTGCTCGTAGGATTTGGATATGACCTTGCCAGTCGTTTCAATTTCCTTGTCAGATACCTTTGCCATCTCCGCATAAATTTGCTCCCGCAGCGCCTCCAGCCGACTGATCCGCGCGGCGTAGGCCGGAGCATTCAGCCGGTTAAGTGCTTTATGCCGGAGCTGTGGGTCTTTTATTTCTTTCAATTCGTCTCGGAGCTTGTTCAGCGCCTCTTTGGTTTCCCGGGCGTTGAGCAGTTTACGAGCTTCCGCTTCGGTCAGTTCGCCGTCCTTCGCATAGCGCTCAAAGATCTGCCTGACATCCTCTGTAATCTGCTTGGCTGCCCGGTCATAGGCAGGTAGGATGTCCTTCATAAGCTCCCGGTTTGCAATCTTCCGGGCCTGCGCTTCCCGTGCCAGCGCCCGTTTTTCCCAATAATCCGAGGACTTCATTCATCTTCACCCTCTCCATCTCCCGGTGGGACGTCGCTGTCCAAAAAGCGTTTTGCCGCTTCTTCCCGCTGCTTTTCGAGGTCTTTCAAGGCTTGGTTGACGTCATCCACAAACGGGTGCTTTGCGAGCAGGATTGTATCCGGAACAATGCCCTGCGACTGCTGGATCATCGTTACAGTCTCCGCATCGTTCGTGATGACTGTTTTATTAACGTCCACCCTGATCATGGCGCTGTCATACTCTGTACCCTGCTTAAGGTTGATGTCCTGCGTGATGAACCACATGAGATCTTTCAGCGCCCGTTTGAGCTTGATGACCAGCATATTTGCCTTCTGATCGAGCGGCGTATAAAGAAATTTGAGGGCCACGCCTGAGGGCGCCGTCGCGAATTTATCGGCGGTCGTATCAATCGCCATGCCGAGGCTGTACATGTCGCTGCGCAGCATATCGAGCCAGGCAAGGCGCTCCTGCACGCCCAATGTGACCTGCTCGGCGCTGACCTTGCCCTGCGGGTCGGAAATGCTGACCGCCTTGTTCATTTGCAGCTTACGCTGGATGGCTTTTGCTGTCTCTCCGCCGTAGCCCTGCACGATCCAGTAGAGCTCAACAAGGTCGATCTGGTTATTTGTACTGGCTGAGGAGATGAGATTATATGCATCCTGCAAGCCCTTGATCCGCGTCAAGTCGCTCGTATGCCGCCCGTTGTTATACAGTGGGATAAACGGCACCCGTCCCCAGCCATGCGGCTCCCGACGGGTGACAAGGCCGTCCTTCGACGTGATTTTATACCAATGCGCGGCGGGGTTTGGGCTGCGAGCGGAATCTAGGATGTATTCCCCGGATTCCGATTCTTCATAGTAGGTGACATTTTCCTTTGTCCACCACTCGATTTTCTTGCGCAACGTTTCCTTGCCATCGGCCACTACTGCAATCGAGAAATATCGGATAAGCTCCACCAGGTCTTTTTGATAAACCGAATCGTAGAAGGGGATGACCTCTTCCGCCGGCGTGATGACATACTGCAGATTTCCTGCCTTATCGTAATAAACGTGTAGCCACTCTACACCCTTGTTACTCGCACCGGTAACGTAATCATTGAGCGTATCCGCAAACTCCTCATCCGACGTAACGGCGGTGACCGCGTCCTCAAAGGATTTCAACTCTGAATGATCTTCCGCGCCCTCCACCGTGACGCTGGGAGGCTTCCCGACGATGTATGCGGTCTTCTGGTCAACCTGCTGCTGATAGATGTTGTGGATATTATGGTGGTTGGAATTGTTCTCGTTCGTGATGAGGTGTCCCGAGCGGTCAATCCCCGCTGCTGTCTCGACCTCGTCATAAACCCACGACTGCCGAAAATCATGTTGCAGGATATCGTGAGCACCGTCGTAATACCGCTTACCAACAGCCATGTATCGCTTTGCAGGGTTCGCATCCTCATCTTTGAGGATCTGCTTGATGATATCGCTCGTGCTTAGCCTGCCCTCAGCGGCCAGCTTTTGCTTGATGAGTTCCATGTTGGTGATGTACATAGTCTTACCTCACTTGCACATTGATCTGATCGTCCTGCGTCGCATAGCGAACGGCATCGATGGTGTGGTTGTCCCGGTCAGGGTAGGCGGCCTTGAAATTGCCGTCTTTGTCCCGGTCAAGCTCGTAGCCGAGGAATTCCCGCGCCGCATTCGGGCAGCGCTGGTCGTCAATGATAATTTCTTCAAGGTCCCGCAGCCAGTCAATGCCGTGTTTGACGCTGTCCGGCCCCTTGCGGGCGCCAATTACGCGCAAGCCGTACTCATACATCTCGGCGATGCTCTTCGGCTCGGCGCTATCTGCGATGATCTCCTGATTGAGCGTGTTTTTTGCTCGGATCAGCCCGGCGGCCGCCCGGTTGCTCAGTTCGGCCTGATACAGCTCGTGGAAGATGTACAGCCGCCGCCGGGTCTTATCGTAGTGGCAAACGATATATGCCAGTGGATCAACCGCATAGCCCCAGTCGAGGCCGCGGCGGAGCCGGTCAAAGCGCTTGATCTCATCATTGGTGATTTTGCGGAGCGTAACGTTTTTGAACACTTCTCCGCCGGTACCGGTGACCTCACCGAGATATTCATGATGGTAGCGATCTGGCTGCGTTTTTTGGAGATGACGCGCCTCGATGAAAAACTGCTCCCCCAGCCATTCTGGCGGCACCGTCTCATACGTGGAATGGTGGATGACACGGTCCAGTCGATTGGCACGAACCTCCTCATTCACCCAGTCCCGAACGGATTCCGGTGGGTTGTATGTGTAAAAAACTGTAAATCGCTCCCCGCCGCGCATGAGGGACTGGTTGATGCTGCGCGTCTCCCGCATCCCGCCGAACTGATTCCATTCCTCATACCAAATGTAGCGGAAATATCCGAAGGGCGGCTTGATGGATTTGAGTTTCATTGGCTCGTCGGCACCGCGGAACAGGATTGTCTGGCCTGTGGGGGTG